CGCAGACGACGGCCCAGATCGCCGCGCGGTGCGGCAAAAGCGTACGGAGCGTGGCCTCGACTTTATGCTGTCTCCGCGGTGCCGGTTTCGTGGACGACGGCCAAATTGCGAGGCGTTACCGGAACGGGTCGGCCTCATACCAACCCGCCGGCCCGGTCAAATGGAGGCTCGCGTAACAATGATCGACTACAGCCGATTCAAGCCCGTTCTGTTTTTGGACGTGGATGGAGTTTTAAACTGCCATCCGCCGTTCGACGAGCGAATCGGTTCAAGCGTTATCCTTGACGAAAAGGTCACGCTTCTGAACTTCGTTCTCAGGCACACGAACGCCCAGATTGTCCTTTCGTCGTCGTGGCGGTACCTCGTCTACCGAAACGAGACGAATGTCGCCGGGCTGAGTTGGCTGCTGCGTTCCCACGGCATTTGGAACCGCCTAGTCGGGATCACCCGCCGCGACACGATGGAACACCACCTGCCGAAGGGCAACGTCACGACCGAGGCGGACATCTACAAGCAACTCCCGCGATCCAACGAACGGGGCCGGCAGATCGCCGACTGGCTAACGGCGAACTCGCACGCGGCCCGCTACGCCGTCGTGGACGACGGCGGGACCGATGACGACGGAAATTGGACCGACCTCGGCATCCGCGCGGCGGGCCACCCGTTCGTGCAGACGGCGAGCAACGAGGGCCTGACGCCGAAGGACGCGGTCGAACTGATTTCGCTGCTCGGCATCGACGAGAAGCGGCTATAAGTAACCGGCGGTAACCCCACGCGAGGAGCGAGCAATGCTACCACCAGAAACCCCGGAACGAGTCCGGGTGCTGATCGGCATTTCCATCTGCCGGCAGTCGTTCGTGATGGCCACGGACAGCATCACCGTCGCGTGGGACTGCGACGAAATCTCGGAGGCCTGCGAGGACTTGGGCATCGACGAGTGCCAATCGGAAACCGGCTTCTGCCTGTTCGAGGGCACGGTCAAGGTGCAATCATACGACTCGCCTGCCGGCGACTCCGGCCCCGAAGTCATCTACGAAGGCGCGGCGCGCCCGGTCGAACTCCACGAACTGCCGGCCCTGCTGGCGATGAAGCCGCCGCCGGGTCCGGAAGAAGAAGAACGCGACGGTCCGGAGCACCAGCCATGAAAACACGAACGACCTACGAATGCGAAATCTGCGGATTGACGTTCGGCGATGCCGCCTCCGCCATCGCCTGCGAAGCTCAGGGCCGTCCGGACCCGGCCAAGCGGTTCCCGGTCGGGATGATCCTCGCCGAGCACGAGCCGGGTGCCCTCTACCGCGACATTACGTTCGCCGTGGCCAGCTACAGCGAGCCCGACCCGACTTTCCGACGCGCCAACAGACACACGGAGTCGCCGGACCTCTGGGCCTGCCGCGACAACGTCAACGGGGACGGGCTCGGCAAGAATCTGTGCAACGGCGAAATCGCCCGGAACCCCGGCAAGTGGTACGCGAAGGTCGACCACTGGCACCCGACATTCCTCCGCATGATCGCCTATCTCAAGGCGGAAGGAATTCCGATCACCGTGTGGGACGGCGAGCGGCCGGTCCCGCTCGCGGAGTGGTACGCGGCGCGGGAGTCCGGTCGTGCGTAATCTGCCACGGACCGCCACGCCAGAAAAGGTCCAGCAAATACGCGAGCTCAACGCGGCGGGCCTCACCGACCCGGAAATCGCTGGATTGGTCGGCCTCGACCGATCAACGGTCCACGACATTCGCAGCCATCGTCTCAGCTTGCCGGCTCGCCGTAAATGCCACTTTTGGACTTCGAAGCAGCGTGCGTTGCTGATCGCGATGGCCGGCGCGGGCAAGTCTCGGCATGAAATTGCGGCCGCGCTTCGCCTGACTGATTCGGCCGTCGCCAAGCAGCTCGCCACGGTCGGGGCAGGCGAGGAACTCGATGCCCGACTCGTGCGTTCGATGAACCGCAAGCACCGTGCGTGGGATATGTTCGCCGATGGCAAGACGGCTCCTGCCGTCGCCGCCGCGCTCTCCGTTCACGAAGTGACCGTGCGGCGTTACAAAAAGGCGATGCCAAAAGACTGGAACAAAACCCGGTGCCGCGGGCTATAAGAGAACCAACGCGGACACCAGTACGGGGAAGCGGAAATGCGGCCGTCAAATGAAGTCGAGCCCGGCAAGATCACGGTTTTCTGGGCCTCCGGCAAGCACCTGTTCACAATCCAGTTCGGTCTCGGCGTGTTCTTGGGTATGACCCCCGACATCGGGATCGGCTATCGGAGCGTACCGTCGATCTTCGAATGCGACCGCGGAACCGACGCCCGGATACACATGCTCTCGCTCCCGTTCTTCTCGATCCTCTGGAGGCTCTGATGAAATCCACGGAACTGACCCGAGACTTCGTCCGCCAGCGCACGGGCCCGCACCGGTTCCACTCGGTCGAGAGCCTCGCGAAACTGATCGAGGCCGGGATGGCCGTCGGCGTCTCGAAGGATTCGCTGCCGGCCACCCTCCACGCCTTCATGCTCAAGCTCAACGAGGCGTTCCCGGACGACGGTTGGTCGTGGTGCCCAACGTGCCTGTACTGGAAGACGCCCGCGGAGACGGCGGTGCAACCGTGCCGGACCTGCGCGAATTCGAAACCCTAACGGAGACGGCGATGATCTACATGAAATCGGCGAACGGCGAAATTAAGGTCGTCGTTCTGGAAAGCACAAACTTGGAGCAACTCAAGCAGGGCCACGTCGTCCACACGCCCGACAAGAGCGTCGTGATTGCGTGGACGGCCGACCCGGTCTGGCTTGCCGACAAGATTCTCGACGTCAAGGACGGCGACGTGATGGCGGTCGCCCGGCTGATCGAGGAATCGGCCAAGCGGCCGGAGAAGCCGCGAGGCCGCCCGTACCACGAAACGCACGAGCACACCTTCCGCGAGTTCAAGGATCAACCCAAGCCATGAAACGCCCCCTGCCCGTCGTCGGCGTCCGCGAGCTCGAAGCCGTCTACGCCGACATCCCTGCGATGGAGTACAAGGGCCTCTGCGGCGGCTCCTGCGGCCCCATCGGCATGACCGAGATCGAGCGGCAGCGCATCCGCGACGCCACCGGTAGCGACCCGTCGTGCGGCACGGCGAGGGAGGGCCTCCGGTGCTCGCTGCTGACGCCCGATGGAAAGTGTTCCGCCTACGCGGTGCGGCCGCTCATCTGCCGCATGTGGGGCGTGGAAGAGAGCCTCTCGTGTCCCCACGGCTGCAAGCCGGCCCGCGTGCTCACGGCGGCGGAGGGTCAGGCCCTCATCGTCCGGGTGGCGAGGATCACCGGGTTCGGCAAGATGTTCTGGACCTCGCGGAAGACCGCGAGGGCGGTGGCGAAGCAGCTCAAGGTTGCGTTCAAGTAACCGACGGTAACCCGAAGCCGGAGGGAACATGCACGGGAAATTCTCCGCGGCAATCGAAGCCAAAGACCCTTACGGCAGCGACGACGAGGGCCACGAGATCGGCGGGGTGTGCTGGTTCCGGGCGAGCGAATTCGCCGACGGCGACCGCGGCGATGCCGACTCAATACCCGACGAGGTTTTCGACCTGATGGCCGGCGAAACGATTGCATTGCCCGGCGGCGGGGTTTTCGAATCAGATGAAACCATCTGCCGTTTCAAGACGACGGCGGCGGCGAAAATCGAATTGCAACGGGCGTTTCTCGCGTGGGCCGAACGGGAAACTAAACAAGGAAAAAAATGAGCAAGCTCAGCACCAAGACCGTCGTCTGGCCCTCGACCACGTTGCTGGAACGCCTCCGGCTCTGCTCACAGATGCTCCACGTTCACGACCTCATCAGCGACGGCGATTGGCGGAAGATCGCCCGCAGGATCAACGACCGGGCCGAGAAGGAACGGTCCGCCAAACCCAAGAAAGGAAAGCCATGCTCAACACCCGCGTCGAAAACCTTGAAGAAGGGATCGCGTACGCAATCGAAATGATCGACGCGATCAAGGCCAAGCACCCCGAGGTGCCCGAAGAAGGCTGGCGCGAACTCGAAGCCATCGGCAACCACCTCCGTGGCACACTGATGCAGCCCGACCCGGTCAAAGTGATTTCGTTTATGAACCTGAACCAGTACCGGATGCACCGCCGAAGCCCCGAGGACCACGCGGCGTGGACCAAGGCGGCTGAAGAAGTCATCGCCGGTCTAAAAGCAGCGACTCCGCCGCCAGTACCGGCCGCCACGCCGCAGCCCGGCATCGACTACCCCGACTGGTAAGCCCCCACGCCAACCCAAGGAGACGAACCGTGTCCAGCAACTACCCGCCCGACTTCGATTTCGACAGCGATTCCGGTGCCCACGAGGAATGCCTCAGCATCGACGAGGGGCCAAAGATTTTCGCGCACGGCCTGCGGGCGATGCGGGAGAGGATCGCCCGCGAAATTGCGGCAATCAACGTGCCGGGGCTTTCGAAAAAAGCCGCCGACACAATCCGCCAAATGTGGAAGCCGGAATGGGGACCCGACCCCGGCACGCCGAAAGTAATTGCCGACGAATGGGATGACTACCTGTGAACACGCAATTTGACCCACTCGATTCGCCGCTGTTTTGGATCGTGCTGTGGGTTTTGTTCACGGCGTTTTGCGCCGTCCATTACCTCTGGAAAAAATGGTTCGAACGGGAGCCATAACACCATGACCGCGCAACCGATCCTCGCCCCCGAAAGCGACCGGGACTGGATCGACTTCACCTTCCGCCGGTGCTGGATCAAGAAAGCCAACCGCCGGCAGTCGAGCCAGTTCCGGCCATTCCCGGAACCGTGCCACGAAGCCCTCGTCCTCGAAGGCGTGCTCGTGAACAAGGATCATCGCCGGCAAGGCGTGTTCTCGCGGTTCCTGACGGCATTCATAGCCACGCCGGGCTTCGACCTCTACGTTGTCGAGGCGGTGCAGAACGACCACCTCGCCGCGTACCTCCTGAGGCTCGGCTGGGACTGCGACCCCAAGGTGATGGACTTCTACTGGCCACCAGAGGCGAAAGGAAAATGGTGAGCGACACCAAGTGTAAATCGTGCGACGGCGGCGGCTCCGTCTTCATGTGCAACGGCTGCCAAGGCTACGGCCCGCGGCATGGCACCATCCGGCACCGCGAGGGCTGCACGCCGCACCTCTACGGCGTCGCCCAGTGCCCGTGCTGGTGCCAGACGAAGGCCGCCACCGCGCCGCCGGCAGCGGCCCCGATCACGAGCCATGTCGGCAGCAAATACCTCCGCACGATCTACCCGGCCGACGGCGTGGGCGAACCGATCAAGGTGGACATCTACGCCGTGATCGTGGCGTTCATGGTGACGTGCCCCGGACGGCAGCACGGCCGCGACGTGACGGCCGCGGCCACGGTGCAGTGGTGGATCAACAAGCGTATCGAGACCGGCAAGAACGCGTGGGGCGACGGGCAGATCGTCGAGGCGTTGGACTACGTCGACGTCCTGATCGACCAGTCGAAAGACCCGTTCATGGCCCGGCTCCTGTGGAATAAACAATTCCAGAAGCGGCCGGCGGGCCTGCCGGAACCGAATGCCTCCTCGCTGCGAAGCGAACTCCCCCCGCCGGCGGATGGCTGGAAACAGTCCTACGGCGTCCGCGTCGGCCGCGACGAGGCCGACTGCGTCGACCTCGTCTTCACGCGGGTCGCGACCCAAGAGTTCCAGCTCTACGCCAACGAGGCCGCGCATCTCCGCGACCTGCTCGTGGCGGCCGACATTCCCGGCCACCCCGCGGACGAGCGATACGAGGCCGTTTGCGCGAGTCTCGGTTTCCACCCGGAGACTGAACTCGGCGACGTGATCGAGGCCATCCAATCGGTGCGGAGCGAGGCCCGGAACTACCCGGCCCTGCAACTCGTGATCGAAAGCCTTCGCCACAAGCTGGCCGAGCCCGTAGTCGAAGCCGGGGCAGGAACGGAAAAAATCCGCGATCTACAAATCGCCCTCGCAAAGATCAACGACATCCGCAACAGTATCATCGGTTTCCAAACCGTGAACTGGAGCGAGCACGTTTACCCGCTCGTTGCCGCCCTCGAATCCGCCGGGTTCAACGGCGTTCCTTATTCCGAAGCGAAGGACAACGCGGGTACCTTGCTGGACAAGGTTGCCGGCCTGACCGCCCAAGTCCAACAACTCGAAGGCTGGAAGGGCGACCAAGTTCAGGCTCTCATCAAGATGTCGATCGCGTGCCTGAACGCCGGCTTCAAGGGCGACAGCGTCGTCGAAGGCGTCAAGTGGATGGAGGCTAAGATGCAATCGCTTCGGGAGGCGTTGGCCGAAGCGAAGGCGTGGCTGATGCCAGACCCGTTTGGGCCATTCGGGAATAGAAGCACGCCGCACGATCGTGGCGGCAAGAAGGAATACCTTTCCGAAGTTCACGGAATGATTGACGCCGCCATTGCCGAATCTGCCACGCCGCCGGGAGCAGCATCGTGACCGACGCAGAAACGATCGCCGGCGGCTGGCGACCGAACAGGCGAATCGGCGCGATGGGCTGGGAAGAGGCGGCCGAGTTCTACGGCGTCTATGCGTGGGAATTGTTCAACGTCATCCGCCCCGCGATTAGGGAGTCCAAAAATCCATGAAGCTGAAACTCGTCTGCACCTGCTACGCCTGCCCGGAGCAGTACGACGTCTACGACGAAACCGGAAAGCAGGTCGCCTACTTCCGGCTCCGGCACGGGACCTTCAGGGCCGACGTGCCCGAATGCGGCGGCCATACCATTTTCGTCGCCGAGACGAAGGGCGACGGCCGGCTTTCGGACGACGAGCGGGTTCACATCCTGAACGCAGCGTGCATGGTGGTAGCCGGAAACTACAGAGAATGTCTGGACGCCCAGCCGGTGCCGATCTACGAAAGCGAAGACGCGAGCGGCTGGGACGAAGACGCCAAGTCGGAATTCGAGAAAAGCTGAACCCGGTTTCGATCGAGGAGCCAAGTGGGTGGGCCAGTTGGCCCGCCCACTTTCGTTTTTGAAAAACCGGCGGGTACTTGATATTTCACATCCGAACGAGTATCCTCAAACCTAATCCGAATCACGCCGGCCTCGCCGGGTTACCTCTGTGAACTTCTGGTCTAAGGAGATCGCCCCATGTCCCAAGCCAAACTGTCCGGCGCAGGCATTCAGATCGCGCAGGTCGCCGCGGCCAACTCGCAGGCCCTGACCTCCACGCCGGGCCTGCTCGCCCTCTGGAGCACCATCGGCAGCAACGAACCCGGTGCCGCGTCCAGCCAGTCCGACTTCTCGGTGACGCCCGACAAGGCGAACAACCGGCTCGTCGTCACGGCCCCCGGCACCTACCGCTACGACTTCTTCGCCAGCTTCGTGCAGAGCGTGGCCGCCGTCGTCACCGCCCGCGTGCGGAAGGCCGGCACCGCCCTGACGACCGTGCCCCGCGGCGCGATGACCTGCACCACCGGCACGAATAACCTGCGATTCTCCGGTGTCTTCACCGTCACCGAGACGGACATCGCCAACGGGGCCGGCATCGCGGCCTACGCCGACCCGGCGGCCGGCGGCGTCATCGGCGCGGCCTTCGCCCCGAAGACCGGCGTGGCGATCGACATCGACCTCGCGGCGTCGTCCGACGGCAACTTCGTGGTGACCGACGCCCGGTTCGGTGTCGAGCGCATCGGCTAAACATGAACTGGCTCGCACGCATGATTTCGTGGCGGCCCGGCCGGAACCCCGACCGGGCCGCTTCCCTTGACGGCCTCGACCCGATTGCGCTCGCGCAGATGGTCCGCGACCTGCAAGTTCGCAATCTTTCTCTCAGCGTCGAGCGGGCGCAGCTCAAAGCCGAAGCCGAGACGGCAAAAGCCGAAACGCAAATCTGGAAGGCCGCCCTCTCGGCGGTCTACGAAGAGGCCAAGGCCCGCACCGCGGCCGCGATCTATTCTCAGGAGGCAGCCGTCCGCGGCGTCGCCGAGATCGTCAAAGGCCAGCCAGTCCCGGCCCGGCCCAATCCGCCCCGCTAAAATCGAGCACCGCCCATGTTCGACACCGCCATCACGACCCGGTTCCGCGACGTGGCCCGGCGTTCGGTCGCCAGTGCCCCGCTCGTCGGTTCGAGCTCCTCCGGTTCGCTCCCCGCGCTCGCCCACGGCTCGTACGGCGGCGGCTTCGGCATGGCCCCGAACCGCACGCTGTACCAGCGCAACGAGCAGTACGGTATGTTCCAGAGCACGCCGTTCAGCCCGATCCGGCTGCTGGCGAACCGACTGGCCCGGCCCGCGACCCGCGTGGCCCTGATGGCACCGGACGGGCGGAAGTGGAAGCCGGGCGTGCGCGAGAAATCGCGCACGCTGCCGAAGTCGATGGAATCGCAAGTCGCGAAAATGAAGCCGGTCGACTCGCACGTCATCCTCGACGCTATCGACAACCCCAACCCGATGATGGTCTCGTACCAGCTGAAGCTGGTCACGTTCATGGGGATCGAGATTTTCGGCGACTATTACTGGTGGATGGAGCGGCTGGAAAACAAGGCGGGCAAGGTCAAGTTCCGCATCTGGCCGGTACCACCGCACTGGCTCTACGCCGCCTACGACGACCGCGGCAACCCGGACACCACCCGATGGACGATCCGGCCCCCGATGGCGTTCTCCGGCATCGACGTGCCCTACGCCAGCATCGTGCCGTTCCGGTGCCCGGACCCCTACGACCCGTTCGGCGTCCTCTCCACGTTGCAGGCGATGGCCCGGCCCATCTCGATCGACGCCGCCGGCGAACTCGCGATCGAAGCCCAGATGCGGAATTCCGCCAATCCGGGGCTGGCGATCATCACCGGTCGGCCGCCGGAATTCCTCGGCCTCACGGGAAGCGCGAACGATCAGGTGGCGCTCAGCGGCCCGCAGCGGGACGAGTTGATGAGCTGGTTCCGCGAGCGGTATCAGGGCTTCGCGCGAGCCGGCGAGCCGCTGATCCTCGACGGCCTCATCAAGGACGTGAAGCAGCTCAACTCGCTGCTGAGCACGATGGATAACTCGACGATGGCGGCCTACAACGAGTCGAAAATTTACAAGGGTTTCGCCGTCAACCGGATTTCACTCGGCGACGTCGAAAGCGCCAACCGGGCCACGGCCAGCGTGGCCGACGAACACCTCGTCGTGAACGCGCTGGAACCTCGCACGACAATGCTGAACCAGACGATGACGCGGTATATGGGCGCGTATATGCAGGACGAGCGAGGCCCGGTCGCGGTCTATCAGGAGGTGAGTGTTCTCAAGGACGAGGAACTCGAACTCCGCCGCCACTGCGAGATGCTCGACCGCGGCGTCTGGAGCCGCAACGAGGTCCGCGCCGAGCAAGGACGTTCGCCGATCAACGGCGGCGACGAAATCTTCCTGCACGACTCGCAGCAGGGCGGCGGCGGCTCGTGGATTCCCGTCCGCCCCCGCAACGAAGACCAAACTGGTTCGGACCTCGGAGACCTCGAAGACTTCGCGGGTACGTCGGCGACGCGGATCAAGAACGAGAAGCGTCCGGGCAGGGATGGCCCGCGTGGAGGGGCGAACCGGCCATACAACAGGCCGACCGAGAGTGGCTGGCGGAACGCGATCAAGCCCACCGAGGAGGGTTGGCGGTCAATCCTGAAACAAAAAGCAAACAAGGCCGAGAAGACCCGGCTGGCGATCGAGAAGACGATCCGCAAGGCCCTCCGGGAATGGCTGCGGGAAAAATTCCAGATCGCCCGCGCCAAGCTGAGAAGCCTCGAACCCGGCGAAATCGGGGTTACCGCCGTGAACCGAGCGTGGCCCGCGGACTCGCTCCGCAAGGACCTCGAACGAGTCATCTTCCCCGTCGTCGAGGCAGCGGCGCAGGCTTCAGTCGAGTTTGAATGGAAAAACTACCGGGCCAGCAAATCGGCCGAGCTGCGCGTCAAGGAGGCCGCTCTCGACGCCGCCGTCCTCGC